CAGGAACTTCTCAGTTACCTGGGTTACGAGATCGAAGTTAAGGCTGGTGTCATAAACATCAACCGTGACCCCGAATACTTTTTGAGCATCGGGGAAGGCATTTGGAACACCCAGACCATCAAGCGCGGTGCCTGTCGCCGCCGCAATGATCTCATCATCGAACGCCCGACGCATCGCATAGCCTTGCGACTGTGCGAGGTTGGAGTTCGGATCAATGATCATCTGCACGATATCTTCTTGCTCGGTGGAATCACCGGTATCGTACGTTGTCGGGACTGACACACGTCTTGACCACGGCCAATCTTGAACCGGGGTCGCTTGGAGTCTAGTGGTTTTCACCTGCGCTTCACGAGTGCCCAACCGTTCCCAGTTGTGCTCTTCGGAGTTTACGCCACGTTCTATGACTTTACTCCGGAGTCGTGAAGGCCTCTGTTGTGCCAAATGACGCAAAATGCTTTCGAATGTCGCTACGAAAACATTGTCAACAGTGTTAACCATGATCGGCTCCTACACAAGTTAAAAGACTGCGCTTGGAGCTACCCGGTAACCCGGACCCTCAGCTTCCAGCGTTCGTGCTGGCAACCGGAGGCATCAAGGGACCCAGAATTGAGCTACCCCTCGATCGATCTCTAGGAGAGAGTATACCACACACCCCGGGGGGTCTGTCAACCCCTCTCAATGGCGATATCCCTCAATATTTCCTGTTCCTCTACCTGAATGCGCCAATGCTTCTCTTGATGCTTGCACCAGCGCGTCTGTAATTCTTCCGGCATCTTCGGATCAAGTCGACAAAAGTCGGGTCGAGTCTCGTAGATTCCACAAGACATATCATCTTGCAAATGAATGCAGGCCCTGTCACCGCGATCTAAGGACGGGTCTACGAACCCTACAAAACGGCAACAGGCCCCACACTTCCAACACTCAAAGGCCACCAGCCGCTGCCGCCTTGTTTAGGTCGACAACACGCTGTACATATTCCGCATGCTGCGGATGCGAACCATCCCAATATGGCCCTTTATCATCAGCCATAATCTCCTCCACTCTGGCCTTAGCCTCTTGTGGAGCGAGTCGAGTTGTTGATTCATCCTTTTGGAAATTTATACCTTCACTACCCAATTGCTTTCCTATGCTGTGAAGCCACCGAAGTGAGTCTGCCGGAAGTTTGTTATTCGCGGCTAACTCCATGAATTCCTTTGGCGCACCCGTACCTTTCATCACAGACTGAACCAACTGGAGATTATCCTCATAGACAATCCCCCATTCCTGTTTTAATTTACGGATGTCCTGATCAAAGCTGGCATCAGTGGTTTCCTGCCGCGTTTGAGTATGCTTCACAAGCTCGGTGAGCATTCCCTTATATTGGGCCTTGGTTAGACCCAGAGAATGGGCAAGCGTGGCAAAGTCCCCCATCTGCGTTGAATCCACGCCATCCGGGTGTTCATACCCAACAGCCTCTGCTGGCCTACCCATACGATTATATAGGGCACTCATTTGATCCGAGTTATCCGGATCGGGTGTCGGTATAAGACCAGGTACCTTTTCAGTGAGCTTTGCGTGAAAGTTTACTAACGCTTCATCCCCGGCATCTGGCCCGGGAATACGGATCGATGTTCCCATTGCAGCTTGGGCATCAATAAATTGTTTAGCCAATGACCCTACATCTGCAACATCTTTTAGGGTTCTATGACCTCTTATTTCTTCTGGAAGACTATCCTTCCAATTCGGCTCTGGTGGCATTTTCTTTCAACCTTATCATCTGACGAATGTACACTATAACATCCCGTTTACCAAGATTATAACTCGTGGTATCGGGTTCCCCGGCTGTAAAGATTTCGTCCGCATCGAACTCCTCTTCCAACCATTCCAGGACTTTACTACCATCTGGCGAAGTGAATATACGGTAGAAAAACCCCGACTTATGAACTACTTGATCAACCGCCTGTTGTTGTTTGCTGGGCGGCTTGTCTTGCTTCTCCAATGTCTGTTACCTCTGCTAATGCTTGTGAACCTTTACCCATAGCTTCCATTCCAGCACCTTCTTCTTGTGCTTGTAGTGCCTGTTGCTGTTGAGCCTGGGCCTCTTGTCGCGCTCTCCGCGCTTTCTTAATAACAACATTTGAATTCATTAACTTGGCTGGTACACCTTCCAAGCTCGCGAGTTCTTTAGCGATAGCATCCCAATTCGGGACGTCCAAAACGTCAGGCGTAACTTCACCCAATTCGGCAAGACTAGCGACCCAGCGGGTGACACCTTGAGCAATATCGGCTCTTTGTGCACGTACAAGCGGTCCTGTGTAAATAATGTCAAGTTCGCCTGAACTGTCAAAGACAATGGCAGGTGGCTCACCAAATTGACCTGCGCGGTAAAGTATATTGAAAGTCCTTTGTACGAGCGGGTCAAGATAGTCTGACTGTAACCGTCCGAGAGTTGGTCCCAAGAGCCTTTGCATAAGTTCATAGCGGGTTTGAACCTCTGTCGCGGTCATTGCCGGAGATTCTTTAAGCTCCAACTGGTCCACGAAGAAGATACTTCGGATCGATTGTTTAAGCTCCTCGCGTTGGAGCTGACTTACATCAAACCGGGCACCTGACTCGTAGGGTTCCATTGAATCCATCGTGCGTACGACAGTTAGGCCAGCAGGTTCCAAGTCGAGGTCGGACAGAAGACCCCTTTCAGTCACTTTGGTCGGAGGATCAACCACCTTCTCGGTAGCTTTCAGGATAAGCTCAACGAGAGCATTGATGGTTAGGATATCCGGCAGAGCTATCATTGCTGGGCCATGACCCCACATCGACTTGGAAGTCTTACGCCATCGAGGTACAAAGGCCGGGTTTTCATAATACCCACCTTCTTCCCCGAGTTCATAGGCATCCTTATGGAGAATATACTTCATCCCCCACGGGCGTTCTTTAGGTGCTAACATACCACTTATCTTAGCATCCTGTTTATCTGGACGTGGGTAGATGCACATTATTACTTTTTCTTTTACATCCATGCCCTGCGAAGTCAATGACTTAGTGATTATATCTTGTGGACAGCCCTTTTCACCAAATTTGGTAACTATCTGAACCGGGGTCCACATATAACGACGGTATGCCCGATATGCTTGACCCTCCCAATCCTGCTCGAACCACATTTCCTCGACCGGGACTGATTGGAAGATAATTTTCTGGAACTGTCCATTTTTCTCGTCGACCTCCTCGATAATCATCGAGGTACCATAGGTAACTAAGTCGAGGTACGTTTCATTGGCTTCGAGATTAAAATTCGATTCCTGCAAAGCCTGAAAACACTTATGAGCGGCATTTTCAAGCCACGCTCGCGGTTCCTGTGCTTCCATTAGGGTTTCGTCTCGGAACGCTAGTTCGAACCAACGAATAGCGGGGCTAGTAAGACTACCATGTATACTAGCAGCAAGAGTATTAGCAGCGTCCACAGCCGTTGAGTCAAAAATCTCACGATTATCCCTCCATGTTACCGCATGCTCGGAGGTAATATCACGAAAAAAGTCGCCACGAAACGGGACCACCAGTTGGTTAATAACTTCCCAAACGTCCTCAACAGTTTTCCGTTGGGATACAAGGGCATCGTAACGTCTACGAATCTCAAGGCCGTCCATTTCTTAAACTCCCATCATCGTTATACATCCAAGGGTACATATCTTGATAACTTTCCTTCTGGCGACGTTTACTATGCCCAGCTACTGCCGGTTTAACATTGTATCTAGTTGAAGAGACTTTGAGTCCCCCAACGTAATCTCTCCATCCCACACTGAGATAGCGCATAGCATCAGCGGGGTGACTCGCCCAATCATGGTAGGGCTTATCTCTAAACATCTGGAGCCGATCATCATACTCACGTCTATATGAATAGAGACCGTCAAGTAATCTCCCTGCCTTGTTTTCATCGAATCGCGCTACTCGTATAATTGCTCGCGTCGCGTCAATCCCGTCCTGAACCGGGAGTTTTGATACAATTTCGAACGCGAAGTTAAGGCCAAGGGCGAACTCCCTTCTTGTCTTTCCGGTAGTCCAATCGGTGTTTTCAAGATCGTGGGGTCCGTTATGTTCGTCGTAATCATACGGGAGTGACCGGATGTCCCTAATCCATTCGTCAAGAGCCTTGTTGCGGTCTTCGAGGTAGTCGATGATAATCGGCTTGCCATCGTCCCCACGCTGCGTAATAATAATCGCTGTGGCATCTCTAAATCCTATATCCCACCAAGTTTGGCAAGTTTTCATTGGATCGTGTGGGAAATGTCCGATCCGGCCTTCTTGCTCTGCTAAATTCAGTTCGAGGGTATAAAATGCTCCTTCCATACCTGCTTCAAATGAGCAATAATACTCTTGAAGAATTTTCTCCTCAGACATGCCCTCATTACGTTCTTCTGCAATAATGTTGGGTCCAATGACGTGGGTTCCGTCTGGTCTAAAGGTGTCGTCGACAGTGAGCATACTGCAGAACCACCGAGCATTAGCCAAAGCCATGTCATAAAGTTTCTTGCCGTGATTCTTTCCTCTAGGTGTGTATATAAACAATGCCCACCCGCCGTTTTCCGCAAGGATCGGACGAATATAGTCCCATGCTTTAGGATCAGCGACGGCCCATTCTGAGAAGATAACACCAACCGGGTTCGTCCCAACGAGCGAGTCATAGTTGTCACTCCCTACAACCTGATATATACTTCCGTTCCGGAAGCGCACCTGCATATCCGAGTTGTTGATCGGAGAAGATGGATCGCGCATCTCCTTGGGAAATGCCTGATCTATCATCTTTCGACCTTCTCGGTCTATACCGTCCCATATAACCCTACGACCTTGTTTGAGTGTCGGTAACATATGCCATATCGTTCCAACACGCATTTGTGAGGAAACCGCCGACAACTGCAAGCAGCAGGAGTCCTTTCCCCCGCGCCGATGCCAAACAGCACATCCCCGTTTACGCTCCAGACCCCCCTCAAACATGTACTGGAAGAGGGGAGACTGGTAATCACGTGCTGCCCAGTCATTCGGAAGATTCAGCGCCATCCGTTGCCACCTCTACTTCTCCTTCGATAGTTATGCCCATCGCTTCGTGGTTTATGTTAATTACAAGACCACCCTTAACGGTTTCTGGAACTGTGAACCCACTATGTTTTGCCATTAAGTCAATAGCTTTGGCGTGAGCGGCCATATTTGTGACACATCCTGACCATGCAATACCATCCCGGTCGACTCCAACAACCGCTTTGTCGCCCTTTGCTCGGGGTAGGAATTCATTAAGAATTTCATGCTGGACCATATCCCTGGATATAAGGGATTCGTTAGCTAACTCGTCAGTGAGAAGCTTAATAAAACGGGTAATTTCGGGACGCCGAAGAATTCGCAGACCCGACTTGGGGCTAAACGAGGCAGCTTCAGCCGCTCGACGGTGATCAAAGTCGACTAGCCATTCATAACAGAACAGTCTATGCTGCGGATCGAGGCTCTTTTCTAACTCTTCGAACTCGCTTAATTGCGACGATTCTGTTGTCCGGGTTAATTCTTGCTCGCCCAACTTCAATCATCCTCTGATTAAGTATAAAAGTGCGTTCCTCCAGGGCCAGAGGCTCGATTACATCCGTCACCTTCAGGGGCGGCAGGTCTCGAAAGAAGGAGTCACGCATCCGGGGAGTATACCACACGACGGATTCGCTGTCAACCCCCCGTTCCTACTACGCACGCGTGCGCGGAAAAAAAGAAGAATCCGCAAGGGCGCGCAGCGAATTGAGGTCGAGGGCACGCGTGACCCCCATAAACGTGGAACGCGTGGCTGGCTTGCCAGGGTACCCCCCTGCTGTCGGAACCGGGCGCGCGGTTGCGCGGTAGTAACCGCGAGCGAACACACGGTGACTACCGGGCGCGAGGCGACGCCGCCGAGCCGCGTCGCAAGCGCGCAGGCACGCGTCCCGCTCGCGACGCGCAAGCGCGACTCGCACGAGGCGTCGCTGCTGCGGCACTTGCGCTCGTCGTCCCGCTGTGCTACCGTGGTGTTGCTGGTGGCGCAGCACGACCGCTCCGCCAGCTCACCGCGACCGGGACGCACTCCCGCGTCCCGGCGTGCGACGCAGGAGGGCACGAAAGTGGCCAAAGCGAAGCAACCTGAGCTGCAGGGAACAGCAGAAGTGGCCCCCAAGACGGAAGTCGACGGGACCCCGAAGCGCTCGAAGTCTGAGCAACTTCGGTTGTACAAGGCGAAGTACGAGACGTACCAAGCGCCTAACGGGAACCTCTCGATGGACAACGGCGACGAAGTCGCTCTAGTCCTCCGAGGGGCCAGTCCAGAAGCCGTAATGGGCGCAGCTGAGAAGCTGAAGGGACTGGAGCCGGGAACGCTAGCAGCACGCTACGTTGACCGGAACCCCGGAGCCAAGCGGATGAACGCAGGGAACATCATCCGAGGCTGCGTACGACGCGACACGACGATGGAACAGGTCGTAGCCGCAATCAAGGACGCCAGCAAGCAGCTGAACACCGCTAGCTAGTTGGCACTGGCCCCGGGGCAACCCGGGGCTTCCTTGACAATCCGCTAAGCGACATTGCCGATGCCCCTACTTCTCGGTTAGGCGGAGGGGGGAGGGCGGGCGACTTTCGCACATCGGGCGAACGACTTCTAAAGAGGACCTAGGAACCGGTTCGGGGGCACGACGGGTTGCAAAGAGGACTTGTGAACCTGTTCCCAAGGGGCGAAGGGCTTGGGAAGTGGACGCAACGGCCCTGGCAACGCATCGCACAGTTAGCGGACGGTGGCGCGGGTGTTCGCTAACCCATTAGAGCGGGGCTGACGCCTTATATGGTCCTTCTCGGCCAACAGATCGGTGAACCCACCGTCGAGGGGGGGGAGGGTATTCGCGACGTACTCTCCCTCTTCGTTCTCCTCCCCCCGATTTTTTTAGAGAAGGACCAGAGGGACCACGGGGACCAGTCGCGAACGACGGGGCCTGAAACACAGAACTCAGGAGGACCACGGTCTTCCCGGTCCTCCTCACGTTGCCCCAGAAAACAAGAACCATTCTTAGAAGAATTACTCTCAACTTCGAGAACCAATCATCGGCCTTCTGAGAAGGACCGGTCCTTCTCGTAACTTTTTTATCACGTGAGTGTTCTCCGCGTAGGCAACTAGGGCTTGACAGGACGCCCGTCCTGTGTTAGACTGGGGGTGCTGGGTGGCCCCCAGCCCAACACAGGAGAATAGCCAACATGAACGTCTTAAACGTAACACGACACACAACCAACGGGGAAATCAAGCGATTCTGCGACGACAACCCACACACCCACAGGAAGATCTTGACGGCGCAAGCCTACCACGAACGACGCTTGAAACGCGCCGAACACCGACGTGGGCAACAGGAGATGGAAGATGGGAACTACGAAAACCACTAGCGACGAGGTAACAGACCAGGTTTGGACGGTCGTTGCTGTTTACAACGGCGAGCTTCGTCTGGTGGAAGTCTGGAATACAGAAAAACTAGCCAACGAACGAGCACAAGAAATCAGGGACGGAGGAGTTCATTTCGTCGAAGTTGACGAACACGAAATAGGAACATAAACATGAACGTGAAGGAACTATTAGAAACGGTACTAGAATACGACGTCCCGTTTGACACAGAACTCGTAGTTACGACAGTTGACGAGTTCGCCAGTTTAACAACAGGTGTGACAATCGAGACTAACATGAGAAGCGGGGAAATGGTGATTGCTTTGCAATCAGATAACTCCGAGCAACTAGACTTGGAAGTCCACCCGGCTTTCGAGTAACACAGGAGCACGAAATGGGTAACGAAGCGCACGTCGTTCTGTGCGTTCTTGAGGGACCAGTTCCCGACGGACGCGTTTACACAGAACTCACCAAAGCGGACCAACTAGTCGTAATAGAAGCAGTAGAGAACTGGCTAGACGGTTTGATAAGCACGAAACGGGACCTCGACGAGGAAGAGTTAGAACCTCACGAGGAATACATAACAGAGGTAGCAACAACCCTGGAGAAGTTCAGGGAATTTAGGAGAACCAATGAAGAAACTGACCCTTGTTATAGGGTTGACTAACGACGACGAAATATCAGTGGAGCGAATTGAGTCACCACTGTTACTAGACGTGTTAGAAGAAATCCTTAAAGAGGACGGGCCAGTGTTCGAGGGTCTTACGGCGCAACCAGTCACAAAAGTTACGCTAGAAGAGTACGAACACGCCTGCCAAGACATGGACCTGATTTATGGGTTCATTGTAAACGCAAGAGAATCGAAGAAAGGAATGAACTGATGAGTGAGAAACCACAGACAGGGCCAAACATCCAGGCTTTTGCCAAACACATCGAGGAATCGACAAATCACATCGATTTCATTGGCAACGATGGGGAGCCACGTAAACGTGACTTTGAAGAGGAGGCACGTTGGTACACCGCTTACCAAATGGCGGAAAACATGCGGGAAGACTACACAACAAAGGATTGGGCGTACCACACGTTGGACGGAATGCAACCACTAACCGATGAAGACGTACGGGAATGGTTCCAGGAAGACGACGACCTAGCGAGTGAACCAGTGTGGCCCGATAAAGCCGACCTAATCCGCTGGTTTCACGGATAAACTAGACCTTGACAGGAGCGCCCGGGTGTGCTACACTAGGGGTCCCCCGGGGGGTCCGGGGAAGGAGCCAATAATGGAAAATATAGAAGTAAAAATCGAGGGCGATACCCTCACAATCAAGGTTGACTTATCCGTTGATCTGGGTTTGAGCAAATCGCAGAAGTCCCGAAACATCGCAACCACCCGAGGAAGCGTAAGCATCCCAGGAACAGATGCGATAATGGGACTAAACATCTATCGCAAGGTGTGATCGTCGTTTGCCTCTTCTACGAGGGGGCAAGCTGGGAATCATCCCGCTGGAGCACAATATGGAAGAGAACTTAGTAAACACACTGTCAGAGGCATTTGCGGACGGGGAGAACATAGCCAAATCCGCAACAAAGCTGGCAATTGACAGGTCATTAGATTTGGGACTCAACCCAGTTCTAACCCTGACGATTGTTAAAGCTCTTTGCGTACTGGCAATCGACCACCACAAGGAGAAGTTCAGGAAGCACCACCCATTGGGTAAGGTTGAGAAATCAATGGACATGTTTGGTGAACTTGAGAAAATGGTGGATGGAGTAATCAAGGAAGGATTCGAACGCAGTAAGGCAAAACATACAGGAGCCTAAAATGTTCATTCAACAGATGAAAGAGGATCTGGTAGGGCAGCAGGAAAGTGTCCAGAAGCAACAGAAAACTGTCCAGAAGATAGCAGGTTGGTATCACGCCAACAAGGTTGAAATTGGCAGGGTTGCCGTAGAACTGAAGAAGGTAGAAGTCACCCGGGCGGTGCTTAATTCGAACTGTGTTGATCTCTCAATTACTGGGAATAGACACACGCTAAACGCGATCTTCTCGGCCTTTCGTAAGTTAGGCTACGAACCCACCGATCGCCCAAGCGATAAACCTGAACCTACGTTCAGCTGCTATTGGGAACATCCAGTAGAAGATGCCAGATTCTGGCTCTATTTCACGTCGAGCCAATGCACCCGAATCAAGGTCGGCACAGAAACTAGAGAAGTCGACATTTACGAGGTAGTTTGTGAATAGCAGCAAACCGGAACTGGTGACGCCGATTGAGGGTTATGACCTAATCCTCACTCGGCGGAAGCCGGATAAATACAGTCAGGTTAAGATAATTCGTCTCAGCCTGAACAAAGTGGGCGGTGCCCACATTACGAACCCAGAGGACTTGATAACCCAAATCGAGGACGCTGTGTTCTTACACGAAGAAGGAGTCAAATGAAACCATGACTAACAAACCAGCGGGTTCATTGGAACCCATAGCTGGTCACGGCAAATGGCACGAAGGAATCGACGCCGCAGGACTGAAACAACTCGTAGGGATTGCGAAAGACATAGATAAGACGATTGATTCCACAGTAAAGAGTGTCGCCAGAGGTAAAATAAGGGTTGGTAAGCTTCTCGTTGAGGCACGCCAGTTCTTTAATGCTGATCAAGATTTTGGAAAGTGGAGGAATGAAAACACCATGATCCAATCGAAGCAGCATGCCCATTACCTCATGCAAGTGGCCAAGCGGTTTGGGGATGCCCCCAAACTAATCGATGGAGTGAACTACTCCGTTCTCCAGGAACTTGTGCTAGCGGAACCCAAAGCCATAGAATGGGTCGAAGAGCGCATCGATAAAGGGGACCCACCAACCGTGGCTGAAACAAGGGCCGAGGTTAAGAAGGGGACTTCGAAGAAAGCTCTTAAGTTAAGCGGGAAGATGGTGCACGTACCAATTGAATCTCCGAACACACCGATGAACTTACTGGTGCAGATGGGTCTAACTCGACGAATCCAGGAAGTGGTGAGGCAGGGAATCAAGGGCATAGAAGGGGACTTCATAATCCTGGGAATGGACCCAGACCCACAATGCCCGTGCCATTTCGAGACGTTGAACGCAATCAGAGATTATTGGCTGGAGTTTGACGAGTTCGATGCCGATGAAACCCGTGCCGTGAGGGATTCACATAAGCGGATCGCTAAGGAGTTCGAGAACTGGAATACTCGCTAATAAACTAGGGCTTGACAGGAGTACCTACAGTGTGGTATACTGGATGTACAGTGGGGGCTAGAGGTTTATAACCTACTGTGACGCCGCAGAGTTGTTTGGAAGCGCGCTGGGTGTTACTGGAGCCTCCATTTTTAACCACAACGCCAGAGGAGAAACTTATGGCAAATGCGAAAGAAGGAACCGACGCACCAAAAGAAGTGCGTGTAAAACCGGACCTGTCTAAATACGTCAAGGGCGTATCTGGCTCAGGCAAGAAAACGATGCGTACCAATGATCATGTTGCCGCATCACTCGACGGGTTCACCCTCGACGAGGTTTACCGGGTGGCGAGTGAACTCACCGAGACCCCTGAAAAGGAATATCGTGAGAAGTACAGTCACCTGAACGTTGGCATGCAACGCATGAACCTGGGCAACCGGATTCGTGGCGCAATCGCCAAGCAGGACAAGGCTCGCGAGAAAGATAAGAGTATCGCGAATGGTGCTAAGTTGCTGGAGATTGCATGTGAGAAACCACGTGCCGCAGCCGATAGCCGCGCCAAGGCGAAAGCCGCCAAAGCCAAAGCTGCTGAAGCCAAGGCAGCTGAGAAAGCCAAGGAAGATAAAGGCAAGTCGAAAGCCGCCTAAGTGGCCTTCGAATTCAAGAAACCTCCAATGGGCCACCAAACGGTGGCCCTGCGGAAGGCTTGGCACCCCAAACAATTTGCCCTGTTCCATGAAATGGGAACGGGAAAAACGTTTACAGCAATAAATTTAGCCGCAGCACGTTTTGAAGCGGACTTGATAGACGCCTTAGTCGTAATCTGTCCCACCCCCATTAAAAGTGTTTGGTATACCGGAGAAGGTACTTGGATCGATAACGAGGGAGAACTCCAGGGATCAGAAATTGAAAAATGGTGCCCTTGTGATTACTCATGCTGGGTCTACGAATC